CATCGGCGTTCGGCTTGCCTTCAGGGGCATCATACGCTGGGCGGGTAGCGTCGCGGCCTTTAAAGCCATAAATCAGGCAGATTAAGATAAAAAATAGCAACGTAAAACGTTGTGCGGGTAGCGCAGGCGTCCGGAAGTAAGACGGGTGCCGGTGCTTCCTGAAAGTACAAAGGCGGATTTCCTCATATACACTCGTGTGGTGTATCGGTCGAACAACAACGCGAACGCGTTAGGCGGTGTTTCGTATGCGAACGCGAATAACGATTCATCGAACACGAATGCGAACATCGGCGTTCGGCTTGCAAACAATTAGGATAAAGAAAAAGCGCATAAGCCTTAAAGATTGGCGTACAACAGTGGGGACGTGTCCCCGGCGTGGAGCCAAGAGGAATGAGCCTCGCCAACAGCAGCCGTTTACGGCTGGAAAGGGGAAAAATAAAGCGCAGGGCAATGGGGTTTGGTAGGAATTTTTTTCGAAGAAGCCCGGCCCGGGGAATTGAAGGCTAATTTAATTATCATGTGGAGAGAAGATAATATTATAGAAGAGATTGTCGAGGACTCCAATATAGAGGACGCCATAAAAACGGTATTGCGCAAAAGAAGACGAAAGCGCAGCTTTGCCGGGCGTAGAATACTGGCGGATGTCCCGAAGGCAGTAGAGAGGATCAGGCAGCGGATCAGGAGTGGGCGGTTCAAGCTCGGAGGATATCGGGAAATGACCGTAGACGACGGGCCGAAGGTAAGGACCGTACAATCGGTTTCCCTGGAGGACAGGATCGTTCTTAACGCTGTTATGAATGTGGTGGACCGGCATTTGAAAGTACGTTTTATCCGGACTACTTCCGCATCCATTAAAAACAGGGGAACGCATGACCTTTTACAGTATATCGTTAAAGATATAAAGGATGATCCCGAAGGAACCCTGTTCGGGTACCAGTTCGATATAACGAAATTCTATGAAAGCGTAGACCAGGACATTTTGCTGGATGCAGTGAAAAAGATGTTCAAGGATAAAATATTAATCGGAATCCTGGAAGAGTGCATCCGCATGATGCCTAAAGGCGTAAGTATCGGGCTAAGATCATCACAGGGGCTTTGTAATTTGCTTCTATCCATTTACCTGGATCACCGGTTAAAGGATCAGGAGGCAGTAGCACACTATTACCGGTATTGTGACGACGGTCTGGTGCTTTCCGGTAGTAAGAAATACCTTTGGAAGGTTAGGGATATCATTCATGAACAGGCCCGTAAAGCCCGCCTGGAGATTAAAAGCAATGATACCGTTTTCCCGATCACCGAAGGTATCGACTTCCTGGGATATGTAACCCGCCCGGATCATGTACGGTTAAGGAAGCGTAACAAACAAAAGTTCGCCCGCAAGATGCACAAGGTTAAAAGCAAGAAACGCAGGCAGGAGCTGACCGCCTCATTTTACGGGCTTACAAAACATGCCGATTGCAAGAACTTATTTTATAAACTAACAGGAAAGAAAATGAAAAAATTAAAAGATCTGGGCTACAAGTACAAGCCTAAAGACGGACGGAAACGATTTACCGGGGCAAGGATCAAGTCGCCCGAACTGATGAACAAGGATGTGATCGTACTTGATTATGAAAAGGATGTTCCGACGAAAAACGGAAACCGGACTGTTATAAAGCTGGAACTCGACGGCAAGGAGAGAAAGTATTTTACCAGCCTGGAGGAAACACTTTTCATTTGTGAATCAGCGGCAAGAGACGGAGAACTGCCTTTTGAAGCACATTGCGAAGGTGAAGTAAGTGAAAAAGGATTGATAATTATACATTTTACTTGAAATGATACGAATTTATGCAGACAGCAAGGCGGAACCGGTAAGATGTACCAACCGCCGCCGGGGAATCTGGCGTATTACGTGGGATTACCAGGAAACAGAGACAGCAGAAGGAGTGCAGCGTAGTTACATGGAAGAGACGTTCGATCATCTACCCGCACTGGCAGAAATCAAGGCGGTTATTAATGAATGGTATAACCGGAAGATAACCGACACGATCGAAAGCGGGTACGTATGGAACGGCCTGAAAGTCTGGCTTTCCATGGAGAACCAGATGAATTATAAGACGGCGTACGATCTTGCCTTGCAGACAGGCGGGGAAAACCTTCCTGTTACTTTCAAGCTCGGGGAAGAAGACAACCCGACGTTTTACGAGTTTGCAAGTATGCAGCAACTACAAGAGTTTTACACCGGTGCCGTGAAACATATACAGGAGACACAAAAGGAAGGCTGGGAACTTAAAAAGGCGATAGACTGGAGCGTTTATACGTTGGAGTAGAAAAAGTGAAGGGGGAAGCGGGAAACACGTTTCCCCTTCACTCTTTTAGTTATAACATATCATCAAAGGCGTGTATTCCCGCTTCGCGTTCATCTTCCAGAGCATGTGCGTAAACCATTGTCATAGTTATAGAACTATGTCCCAAAAGGTGGGATAGCGTTACGATATCATGTGTTTTCTTATAATACAAGGTAGCGAATGTATGCCGCCCGGTCTTTGAACTGATATCCTTTGTTATTCCTACTTTACCGGCTATTGTTTTCAATACCCGGTTTATATCCTGATCCGTGGGAAGGTTCATAAACAAGTTACCTTTTGTACGTCCGGCCCGGTAATATTCATAGATATAACGTGCCGGGTCCGATAAGGGTACAGTTACCGGTATTTTTGTCTTACCTCGTGTGTAGTGTAGTTCATTCCCTATGAACTGGTTTATCTGCAATGCTTTTGCATCGCCTATATGCAAAGAAGTAAAACAAAGAAACAGAAAAAAACGGAGTACGTTCTGGGTACATTCTTCCAGGCGGCCGGACCGGTACAAGGCGGTCAGACGGAGGAGTTCTTCTTCCGTCAGGTATATAACTTCACTTTTGGGGCGACGTATCTTTATGGCCGCGAACGGGTCCTGGTCCATATAACCGCCGCGTATGGCGGCACCTACATATATTTTGATAGTAGCCATGTTACGCCATGCCGTAGAATCCATGTTACCTATTTTGCGAAGATATGCAAAGAAAGACAGGAGAAATTCGTGGGTAATCTCTGAAAATACAAGGCCGGGTGCGAATGTTTCCAGTTTCTTGATGATAGAAACGTGATGTTTCCAGGTACCGAAAGAAATAGTTTTGCTAATTTGTTTGAGGTAAACCCGTGCAAAATCAAAGAAGGTACCAAAATCGGAGGGATTGTTATACTGGCGGAAGAAACTTTCTTTTGTCAGCGTCTCATTTTTAAGACGGGCACGGACAAATATATCGCTTACTCGTGAACGGATATTGGAGATGATTAAATTTTTATCCTTACTTTCTTTGTCCCGGCCTTTTATCACTTCGTTTTGCTCATCCCATTCTTTAGAGGTGACACTTAACCTTACCGCGATCCTTATTTTCTCGCGGTTGATATAAAATTCCACATACAGGGGGAGCCGGTCGGTTTTGCCTTTTTTGCCTTGTCTTACAACTCTTATTGCCGTCATTTTTATATGCCTATTTTATGCCTGTAGAGGGGATATGCCTACAAATATGCCTACACAGGCAGGTTATTAAAAGTTAAACGGGGCGAAAGTAAAACGTTTAATATCAGCTATTTAAAAGAAAAATCCGATAACATTTAACTGTTACCGGATGTTAATAGTGATTCAAGTAACGTTTATTAATCGCTTGATTATTAATTGCTTGTATAATTGTATAGCCTACAATATGCCTACATTTCTTATCTATTACAGGTTATTTCTTACTTAATAAGACTTGTATTAGACGTTCCTTCTCCTCAATTATCCTTTCTAAATCAGCTATTTTTGCATCCTTATCAAGTTCATTTGATTTTATTCCAGGTATGGGAATATTATCAAAGAATACACCTACAGGAACTTCCAGAACCTTTGCTATTGCCTCAATGGTTTTTGTATTCGTTGTTCCATTCCTGACAATAGCCTGTATGCTACTATCTTCTTTTCCTATACGTGATGCAAGTTCTCGTATAGTGATTTTCTTTAACTCACATAATTCTCTTATTAACAAGAAATTAGCCATATTATATCTTTGTTATAACTTTTATTAACGTAATTCTTATTCACTTGTGGTGAAAATAATTATACCTTTGCTATGTAAAGTTAATAATAATGAGTATATTTATCACAAAGGTATGACGAAAAAAAAATTAAAAAGGAATGATGACGGCGAGAAACTAAGAATGTACCTTTTGAATTTGCCGGTAAAAGAATCTTCTGAAATGTCCCTTAAATTGGCAGAAGCATGTAAAGTGCCATTACATACCTTTCGTAATTGGCGGGGTAGTCGTTGTCGTATTCCCGAACTTGCCAAGGATAAGATCGAGGAAGTAACAGGCGTAAAAATCTTCCATAGTGAAAACCAATAAATAAAAGAAAAATGAAATCAAAGAAATTAGAAATCGAAATTCCGGAAGGTAAAACGGCCGTCTGGAGAAATGGCATCTTAACTCTTATTGATGAACCGGAGAAAGACGTAAAAGAACGTATTAAGACGTTTGAGGACGCCTGCCGTGAAATTGGCATTGATGCGGAAGCATGGAGCCGGGATAAAATATCCCTCGGTCTTGAACCTGACGTTCTGGCTTTCCTGAAACTCCGTATCATTGTCAAGGCTTTAAATGAAGGCTGGGAACCTCAATTTATAGAGGATGAATACCGTTATTATCCTTGGTTTATTCTTTATACAGGGGAAGAATACAATAAGTTGGACGAGGAAGAAAAGTCTCGTGTGGTGTATCGGTCGAACAGCTACGCGAACGCGTTGGGCGGTGTTTCGTGTGCGTACGCGAGTTACGATTCATCGAGCACGAATGCGGGCATCGGCGTTCGGCTTGCCTTCAAAACGTCAGAACTGGCAGCGTATTGCGGTCGACAATTCCTTGATATTTGGGCGGACTTTGTTTTTCTTCCGGAAAAGAAAAGTGAATAAATAACCGGGGCGGCTTTTGCCGCTCCATATAATAACCGCCGGAGTGTGGAGATAACCCCGAAGGGCGAAAGCGGGTGTTATTGGTAGTTCGATGCTATCCTCCGGCACAGCTATAAACAACAATGAGCAAAATTTACATAGTAACTAAAAGGGAATCTGGAAAATACGAAGAAGACGGCGTTTGGTTTTCTATCCTTGCCGCATTTGATACGAGAAATAAAGCAGAAGAATATTTAAAGAAATATGTAAAAACGGCTCCTAAAGAAGCTTACTACACTTTCTATCGAATAGAATCTGTTCCGTTGTTTCTTTCTTCTCATAAAGTGAAAATAAACAGACCGAAACATACGACCTATCCTATTGGTGAATTGGTAAAATTAAAAATAAGTGGTGAAAAATAATTCAAATCAAGAACAGAAATGAGCAAAAAAATCTCCATAAAAGTAACTGAAGCACAACCGCTTCCTTGCCCTTATTGCAATGGTTTTTACGGTTATCAGTATAGTGATCTGTTTAGAATGAGTTACACGAGTGTGCATAATTCTGACGGTACATATTCCGGTGGGGAATATTCCGACGGAGTTTCCTTAAACAAGAGTAAAACAGCTTATTGTGTGAATTGTGGTACCAAACTACCTTTTACCCTAATACGTGAAGGTGAGGAACAAGTCGAATAATTAAAAATAAATCAGAAATGAAATCAACAATTACCACCCCCGATGAATTAACCACGCTACGAATAGAAGGCAGTAGTGGAACCTATAAAATATTCAGTAGCTTCCGCCCCATGGAATCCCCTGCGTTCGTGGATGCGGTGGACCGGAAATATAATCTGGCGGAGATTAAGAATCTTTCCGGCGGAAAAGGTTATTTCCTGGTACACTTGAACAGAGAGCAGCAGGAAACTATACAGGAGGATTTAAGCGCTATCCTTTGCGATAGTGTGCCATGTCTTCTGTAAACTAAGACGATCTTAACGAAATGCCATGAAAGAAGACAGACGCCTAAGAAACCTACGTTATCAGATGCGGAAGAAAGGTTACCAGTTCGATACAAAGAACCTGGTGGCCATTATGCCTTCACATGACAAACGTTCCCTTCTCCAGGAAAGGAGATTAAGCAAATTCGGTTTTTCAATTCAGTATAACATGTTTGAACAATGAAAGATAAAAATTTAAAATACATCGCCCACGCTATCATCGTGGTTGCCTTTATGGGGCTGATTGCCTTTGTCATTTATTATACGGGTAAAACCGCTTTTCTTTGGCTGTTATTATTCGTTTTCCTGTATCAACCTTGGACGGAGATGTGCCCGGGACGGAAAGAAGACAACGAAGAATAAGTAACCATGTAACTTTATAACGATGATAAAGGCAGAAGACATCTACAAAGTAACCAACAACGGGCTGGATATAATTCTACATTATTATCCGCAAGCCCGGGATTGTGTCGGAACCAACCGCCATTTCAAACGCCGGCCGTCAGAGGACGACGCGTCGGCCTGTATCAAGTTATTCGGAAAGGAAGGTTCCCAGCAGGTTTATAAGGTAACGGATTTCGGCGATACCGGAACGGCTCAAAGCCCTGTCGATATCTGCATGTATGAGGAAGGCCTCCGGTTTAACGAGGCTATCCTTAAACTTGCATCCATGTACAACGTAACCGATGAACTCAACCGTAACGTAAACAAGCCGGATATCCGTAAGGTTCCGGCCTCCCAGGATCAGAAAGACGGTACTAAAATTTTCGAGCTTGCCGATCATCTCACCCCGGAGCAGTTACGCATACTCGGCCCCCGTGTCACCCAGGAGAACGCCGAGGCCCTGCACTGGTATTCGGCCAAATACATAGGGTATGTAAAAAATCGCGAGGTAACTTATAAATACGCGACTGCGACATACCCTATCTTTATGCGCGAATGTCTGGTAAAACCGGCCGAGGGTGACACGCCCGAAGTGAAGTTCTATAAAATATACGAGCCCCTGAATCCGGACAAGCAGTGGCGTTTTTCCTACACCCCGGAAGGTGTCAAGCCGAAAGACTATATAAACGGCCTTTCCGAACTGAAAGCCTTATACCGGGAATTTAATTCCAGGGAGGAAGCCGCTTTTAAAAAGAATCCGGCCAATGCGGAAAAGCCCTATAAGGAGCAGAAGCTGCAGGAGGCGTTTATATGTTCCGGAGAGCGCGACGCCCTGTGTGTTAAATCGCTGGGCTTTTCCCCGATCTGGTTTAATTCGGAGACGTATAAACTTTCCGAACAGGACTATAAAGAGATCATGAAATACGTTGAGGTCCTGTATAACATACCCGATATCGACACGACGGGCAGGGTGAAGGGTACGGAACTTGCATTACGCTTTATCGATATCCATACGATCTGGCTACCGGCCTGGCTTACCACTTACCGGGACCAGCGGGGCAAACCGCGTAAGGACTTCCGGGACTTCATGGAATTAAGAAGCAAGAACGAAGATTTCCGTAACCTTATGACGCTTGCCATGCCCGCCAAATTCTGGTATTCCAAGTTTAACGAGAAATCCCGGCAATGGGATCACAATATAGACGCGGACTGCCTTCACTACTTTTTACGTCTTAACGGTTTCTATTCGCTTCATGATGAAAATTCCAGTTCAACGAAATACATCCGTATTACCGGCAATATCGTAAAACTGATAAAGGCAAAGGATATCCGGAAGTTTATCCGTGAGTGGGCCCAAGAGAGCTTTTTATCCCGCGATATAAGGAATCTTATTCTGAACAGCCCCAAACTGTCAGATACGGCCCTGGACAACTTGCAGGAGATCGAACTGGATTTTACCAATTATACCCATAATACGCAGATGTTCTTCTTTCCCGGTTGCAGCATGGAGGTAAGCGGTACCGGTATAAAGGAGCATCCGGCCAACGGCAGCACATTGTCCCACTACGTTTGGGAAGAAAACGTCCTGAAACACAAAGTCCGTCTAATGGAAGACATGTTTACCATTTCCCGTAAAAAAGACATAGAGGGGAACGATGTTTTTGATATCCGGATCAATGCCGTCCCGTCTAACTTTTTCGGCTATGTAATCAATTCGAGCCGCGTTTACTGGCGTAAGGAACTGGAATATAATTTCGACGACAAGAGCGTGGGGGAAGCGGAATCCTACCGGGAAAAACATAAATTCGATATCGAGGGGGAAGGCCTCACGGCGGAAGAAGTGGCCGAACAGAAAAGGAACCTTATCAACAAGATCTTTACTATCGGCTATATGTTGCACCGTTATAAATCCCCTTCGCGTGCCTGGGCACCACAGGCCATGGATAACAAGATCGGTGAAGACGGTGAATGTAACGGACGTTCGGGCAAATCGTTCATGTTCAAGGCCCTTTCCTACTTTATGAAGACCGTCAAGCTTTCCGGCCGTAATCCCAAGTTAATGGATAACCCGCATGTGTTCGACCAGGTAAACCAGCATACCGACTTTATCCTGGTGGATGATTGCGACCGGTATCTTAATACGGGCCTGTTTTACGATATCATCACATCAGATATGACCGTGAACCCGAAGAACAACCAGTCGTTTACTATACCTTTCGAGGAATCGGCCAAGCTGGGATTTACAACTAATTACGTTCCTATTGATTTTGATCCGTCTACGGAAGCCCGTTTGCTGTACCTGGTATTCTCCGACTACTACCACCAGCGTACGGAAGATAACGACTACCGGGAAACGCGTTCTATCCGGGACGATTTCGGTAAGGATTTGTTTTCCAAGACTTACAGCGAGAACGAGTGGAACGCCGATATAAATTTCTTCTTGCAGTGCTGCCGTTTTTACCTTTCCCTTTGCGAGGAATCTATAAAATTGCTTCCGCCCATGGAAAACATTATCAGGCGTAAATACAAGGCCGATATGGGCAATAACTTTGAGGACTGGGCGAACTCTTATTTCTCTCCGGACAGCGAGCACCTGGACAGCTTTATCGTCCGTGAAAAGGCTTTTGCTGATTACAAAAGTTTTTCCGGTGTGAATAAAATCACGATGCAGCGTTTTACAAAGGCCCTCAAAGGCTTTGTGGCCCTTTGCCCTTACATTGACGAGCTCAACCCGAAGGACCTTTGCAACTCCCAGGGGCGTATTGTACGTAAGGATAACGACGGCAAGGCCGCCGACATGATCTATCTGCGTTCATGCGGCACGGCGGAAACGGCTGCCGGTGGTGGAACGGAACCGGCCGATCCGACACTCATGTTTGTACCTGATGAACGACCGGATGAATGAATAACGCGCATTTGAAATTAAACAGCATGTCCGAGTTTACCGCGCTCTGGAACAGCGGCGAGAGGTTCCGGAAATTCGCCGAACAGGTCTACCGCTATCTGGAGCGTATGAAACCCGGTACCGTCCTGGCACTGGAACGCTATTCGGGCGAGCAGCTCGAATGGATCATCAAAACGGCCTGTGTTTTTATCCTGGAAGGCGACAACTACCTGGAGTATGAATTTAACGAGGACTATACGGCCGTCGTGCACCGCTATATACCCCCGGACGTAAAGAAATGGATTTTAAGCAGGTGCAAACATCGCGTATAAGACGGATCGGAGCCGGTATAAAATACGAAAAGAGGGACCAGATACGAATGTGTCGGTCCCTCTTTTCGTATGGAAACAAATGCGTCCCGCCCGGCTTCCCTCCCCATACCCCACCTCTATTTCATACAAAATTTTAGTAACCTTGTAACCTTTGTTTGCTTGAAAGAAAAAAGTCTGAAAATCAAATAAATAAATAGGAAATAAAGGTTACGAAGTTGCAGTTACAAAACGGTTACGAATTTTTCCGGTTTGTAACACCGGCCTTTTTATCTTCTACCGGTAAGCCCGGTTACAAACTGTTTTCCGGCCATTTTTTTGTAACGGAAATTAGTAACGTTACTAAGTTGCTAAGATACAGGATTTTACCTTTGTCGGTTGCCCGGTTACGAAATTACAAAAATTTAGTACCGAATTATATTAGCACAGCCTGGCAGAGAAAATGTCGGGTGTGTGGCGGCTGGAAAAGGCATATTATAATTATTCTCCCGGAGTATATTTATCAAAATGACGACTGAAAGCCTACATTTTCCCGTAAATGGCAGACCAACAGCCGATAAAGGAATATCTTTGCCTTTAAAAAGGAATGTTATTGCTATGATTACCACCCGAATACAGATCGAATCCTACCTGGCCGAGTATGTCCGGGGCAAATATTACGACGAAACGGTCGGTACCGTCCGTTTTCCTTCCTCGTCCGATATCTATGTGACCGTTTACGATCTCATGGAGAAACGGCCGGTAAATTGTCCGGCTGACCGCGGCAACCTGGAGTTTATGCTGCCTGACCGCCGGGAGGCCAATTTTGCCGGCGGCAAGTCTCCGGAACAGTTCAATTACATTTCCGTACGCGGTACCGCCATTCTTGAAAAGCGTCTGCGTGCCCTGATGTGGGCCGAGCTGCACGAACTCATGGACGAAAACAAGCACCTGCACGGAATCGAGTTTAAGGAAACCGTTTTTACCTTCCTGAAAAAGTATGATATCTCTTCCATTCAGGAAGACGGGCTGCTGAAAAACTACCAGCGGTGGCGGGACAGTTTCAGGCGTAAGAAGAAAAGGGCGTATAACCGAAAAAAAGTGTAAAAAAGCAAGTTATTTTTTACCTACCAACTGTATCTGTTTGTCCTTTTTTGTCCGGTTTTTGGCTGAAAAACGTCCGAAAAATGCTGAATGTTTGATTATCAATGCTTTATATCTGTAATTATGTCAAGAAAGTTAATATCCGCCGCCCATAGCCTGCAACTGGTTCCCGTTTACAACATTATCCATTTTGGCGTCGTGCTCTCGAAAGTCGTTATCCGCTCTATCGGAAAACCTGATATTCTTATGATCGTACCGGGAACCTTAAAACCGGGTGACAGCAAAAATGAAGACGTCTATACTAAAAAACATACCTTCAAGCTTGCCGACGTGTCGCAAAATAAGACGCTTTACCTGGAAAACCTGAAAGCGACGCCCTTTGTCGCCCTCTATACTGACGAAACGGGTAACACCCGTGTTTCCGGTTCTCCCGATTACCCGCTTACCTTTTCTTTTGAGATCGGCGGGGGCCTGTATAACTGCACCCTGTCCGGTACGGGTCCGGGCGTTGATGCGTTCCTGTAGGTTCCTTTCAGTCCTTCTCTACCTATTATATAGGCGTTTTCTTTGCCGTAAAAAAGAGAACGTGGACAAAATACAGGAGATTTTTACAGCACCTTGGGCAATCGCTGATAATGATTATTACCGGTTGCTTTCCTTACTTGTGCCGTGTGTTGCAGCCGGCAACCTGGATGCGATCGAAAAACGGCTCGACAATAATAAAATAACCGCCTACGCTACTACGCCTTACCTTGCCAACCGGTGGGAACTGGACGATGAGACATTGCCGGCTGACAGTGTGGCCGTCATTATCCTGGAAGGCACCTTGTATTCCTGGGAGACTTACCGCCTGGAAAAGCAGCTCCGGGATGTTTTCGATAATCCTAAGATTTGCGGTGCGGTACTCTGGATCAATGGGCCGGGCGGTATGGTCGCACATGTGGACCTGGCGGCTAAAATGATTGCCGAATCTTCCAAGCCTATAGCTACCTATGTGGCCGGTACCATGGGGAGTGCCCATTTCTGGCTGGGAACCGCCGCCGGTAGAACCTTTATCGCTTCCCCTATGTGTGAAGTCGGTTCCGTCGGGATCATGCTTACTTACCAATCTTTTAAGGAATATTTTAGGAAACAGGGCATTGATTACCGGGAAATCTATCCGGATAGTGCCGATCTGAAAAACTATGAAACCCGCGCGATTGAAAAAGAGAACAACGAAGAGCCTATAAAACAACGTCTGGCAGTCATGCACCGTATTTTCTGTGATGCGATCAGTCGGAATCTGGGTATTGCCTACGATCCGGAACTTCCCCTTTTCCGGGGACAGATATTCACCGGCGACGTAGCCGTGGCAAACGGTTATATAGACCAGTTCGGCACGCTGGAAGACGCTGTAAAGTGGGTACTGGCACAGGCCACCGTCAGAAAAGTAAATGAGATGTATAACATATAGTATTAACTTCAAAATTTTGTATATATGAAATTTAAGAGCTTTTCCGCTCACATTCTGGCCCTGCTGGGTCTGTCGGAATGGAGCAAGGTAGAGGACAAAAACTCTATCACGGTCGAGGAAGTGGCAAAACTGAAAAATTACGGTTTTACCGAAAAATTCCTCACGGACTTTAAAGCGTCCCTCGAAAACGATTTCCAGGACGAATCCGAAGACGGGAACCAGGGAGAGGAAACCGAGGAACCTAAAACTACCGCTTTCCTTCGTGGTTTGTTGGGTGACACTGCGGCACGTCTGACACAAGCGCAGGAACAGCTTGAAGCCTTGCAGACGCAACAGCGTGACGAGAACCGGAACAACACCGCGTTAATTGCCAAGAAGGATGCCGAAATAACAAAGCTTTCCGGTATTATCGCTCAACTTTCGGCCGCTGCGGAAGATGATCCGGGCAAAGGGAAACAACACAACGCCCAGGCGGACGGTAAAGGGAAATTCAATCTCCAGGACGAAAAGCAGCTGGGGGGCTTGCAGGGTGAAATGTTCTCACTGGAGGACCGCCCGTATAACCTTCGCGCTAAAGCTGCGTTAATGGAGGCTGCCGGTTTTGAAATGATCGCTCTTCCGAAAGCAAGTTCCATTGACTACAGCCGTTTGAAGGAGGACCTCGGGGCCTTTTACCGTATTCCCTGGCAGCAGCGTTTGCAGTCGTTTTTAATGGAACTTCCTTCCATTGAAAGTATTTTCCCGCTTGAATCCGGTTATCAGGATTTGGCTACGCTGGTTAATATCTGGCTGGGTGAGTTTTCACAGGCCGGTAATGAGGAATCCGACTTCGATAAGGTGACTAAAGGTTCCTACGAGTTCGACGATGAAACCCTGCGCATGTTCAACGTGATGTTTGCACACCGTTTCAAAAATTTAAAGGCCCTGGAGAAAACTTGGATCGGCACTTTGAACAAGGAAGGTTCAAACCCTATCAAGTGGTCTTTTATCGAGTATATCCTGGCCGAAACCGCCAAAAAGTTGCATAACGAGCGTGAACAACGCCGTATTAACGGAATCCGTAAGGACCCGAATCTGAACGAACCCGGCAAAGCACTTGCTGCAGCTGACGGACTGTATGAGTTCCTGAACAAGAAAGTGAACGGACATACCGATATCAATAACGGAAAACTCGTTTACCAGATCAAGCCGTTCGAATTGGGGGAAATTACCGAAGCAAACATCGGTGAAAAAGTGTACAAGGGTACTTCCATGATCCCGGCGGTTCTTCGTGACAGCGGTAACCTGGCACTTTATATGCCTTCGCACTTTATTGTATTGTATCATAAATACAATGAATTGCATTACGGGCAGAACCAGGATTACAAGGCTAACATCATGTATGTGAAGGAATATCCGGCGGTGAAGATTATTCCGGTTCCCAATGCTGACAACCACCACCGTATCTTCTGGACGTTTGAAGGTAACATTAAAACCTACGAGGATAAGCCGGGTGAAATGACGGCTTTCAACCTGGAGCAGGAAGACTGGAGCCTGAAAGTCTGGAGTAACTGGCGTGAAAGTATCTGGGCTATTGCCGTGGGATTCAAGTACACCAAGAAAGAAGATATGGACTATACGCGCCAGATGATCTTCTGTAATGAGTATGACCGCCCGGCGTCTTACTTCGTGGATGCTGACAAGGACAAGAACCCGTCGGCCAAACTTCATACATCCATTGTTACCGTAGCCAATACGGCCGAATTTACGATTACCGATATTGAAGACGCTCCGGTAGGTGCGGTTATTTCCCTGAAATGCGGAAGCGTGGATAAGGGTGTTAAGATCGAGAAAAGCGGAAATTTTGAACTTATTTCCGATGCCTGGCAGCCCGGTAAGGGGGACGTTATCAAACTGATGAAACGTGCCGACGGTAAATTTATCGAGATTGGTCGCGAAAACGCTTCTTCCGATGCGTTGCAGTTTGCGCCGGATGAAACGACACCTTCCTTGCTTGACGGTGAAGTATTCGTTACCGGTGTAAATACAAAAGCAACGGCAATCACTAACTTTACCGATGCAGAAGCCGGAATCGTTTACACGATTTACGGAAACGGTTCTGAAAATGCTTCTACCATTGCCAGCGGTGGAAACTTTGTTTTAACCGAAGCTATAACGCTTTCCGAAGGCAAGTTCATCAAATTGGCGAAAGCTGCTGACGGTAAATTCTACGAAGTGGCAAGAGGCTAAATTAATCGGAAGGGGTACTTTATCCCTTCCATTTTATAACCTTATAAATCATTAAGTTATGACATACGTAAAAGCAAGCGTAAGAAGGCCGGCCGGCAATCCCGGTAATGGTATTCAGCCCAAGGATCAGCTCGTAATTTACGACGTTGACGATATTCTTTATTTTCCGCCAAGAAACGAGGCCGGCGTGGTTATCGAGGAGGATATCGTGATGAAGGCGGGGCGTTATGCGATCGGTATTTACCTGACACCCGGTACCGCTGAAATCAGTTCCAACAGTGACGGGGAAACCGACGCCGAAGGTTATACGCCTTCCGTTAAGTTCAATCATCCCGGTAACGAACAGGAGATTCGCGAGTTTAAGACAAACTGGCTGTCTAAAAAATGTATCGTTGTTCTCCGTTATTGTAGCGGAAAGCCTGCCGATCTGATCGGAACGCCCTGTAACCCGTCTAAGTTATCCGTTTCTTATACCGGTTCCAATGAATCGAATACGAACGAACTTACTTTCACCCAGATCAGCAAGGGGGATGATATCGCCATTTACCGGGGTACCGACACCCTGGAAGAACCGGTGGCCGTAGTGGAAGCCGGTGCCACAGATATAGATTACCAGACAGACGGGCAGTACCAGCTTTCCGCAGGTGCGGCCAAAATAGCCGGTGTTACCGGTGGAAGTCATGGATCGGTAATTACCCTTATGGGATGTTCGGGCGTTGCGCCAACAGTGGAAAAAGGCGGTAATTTCCTTCTGAAAGGCGGTAAGACGTTTACCGCTTCCGAAGGTTCCCAACTGACATTGCGGGCGTTTAACGACGGTTCGGAGGCTATGAAATGGATTGAACAAAGCCGTTATGAGGCGTAAGTAAACGGCTTTCATATCATTCAAAGGGTGACCGGCAGCACATGCCCGGCCACCCTTTGTCCTTTTTGGGGGTAATTGCCTTTTTTTTCTTTGTATCATCAAATTTTATATAGTATGAAACAGGAAATTATTACCTATCTGGCCGGTCCGCGTAACTTTATTCAAGGCGTGGAACTGTACGAGAAATACGGTATCAACCGTATGCTAAAGAAGTCATTTCGCCGGCAGGGAGAAACGGAAACGATGAAGGCCATTCTTTTAGAGGAACTACGGAAGCTGGCCGGGCTTTCCGAACGTGAATTTAAGACGATCCGGCGCAACTCTAAACAGCCGGCCGCGGTAAAAATGGAACCCGCCCGACAGGAACCTCCAAAAATGCCGGTAAAATACAGCGATGATTTGCTGCTGGAACTTGCCGAATCTTTCGGCGTCAGCGTGGAAGAACTCGTTTCGTCCGATTTCCGGGATAAGGTTCTTTCCATGGATGAAAATGCCGACCGTGTGGAAGAGCTGGAAGAGGAACTGGAAGAGGCGGAGAAACGATACAAGGCGGCTCCGGAAACCGTAACCAAAATGATACGTTTCCGCGAGAAATTTACCTTCCTGAACTCTCCGGATTGTCCCGACATTCTGAAAATACTTGTTTCCGACATGTTCACCGCATACGGGAAGTATAAGGAGGCTTTCGCCCGTCTGGAGGTTACGCCGGATGATGTCAGTTCACTTTCTACAGCACAGGAAGCGCAGGCGGTTGTGGAAAATTTCATTACTAACCGCGAAATGTGGGACGAACTGGAATATTACCGGGAAAACGGAAAGATTTTGGGTAAATGTGAGAAGGTAAAAAGTTTGTCCGTCCGTAAGGGTGTCGAGAATCTTTCGGATATCGACATACAAAAGGCATTGAATAACGCTCGTGCCAACCTTTCAAAGAATAAGGCGAAACTGGAACAGGCCGGGGATGATGAGAAGAAGAAAGCGAGTGCCCTTGCAATGATCCAAAAGTGGGAGACTACAAAGAAAGCCATAGAGGAAGAAATCGAGGCGCGAAAAAAAAAGTAGTTGAACTTATTGCCACTTTGACAGGAAAACGGCAACGGATCATGAAGGACCGGGGCCGTTTTTCTCACCCTTGCGACCGCTCGGAGCTGGGGCACCAGCTCAAGACATTAACCCTCCGGATAGAAAAAGAAGAAAGCCGGCTTAAACAACTTTCCAATGATAACAAACCAAATTTATAACGAGGATTGCCTGGAGGCGTTGAAACGTGTTCCGGACAATTCTGTAGATTGTATAATAACCGATCCGCCTTATTTCCTGGGAATGACACATAACGGGCAGAAAGGCAGTTTTAAAGATTTGTCTATCTGTAAACCCTTTTACCGGGATTTGTTTCAGGAGTTTAACCGGGTGAAGAAACCCGGTGCTTGCGTGTATTTTTTTACGGACTGGCGCGGATATGCTTTTTATTATCCGTTGTTTGACTTGTATTTAGGCGCGTCAAACATGCTCGTTTGGAATAAACAGTCGGGGCCGGGTAATCATTACGCCTTTATACATGAACTTATTTTGTTTCATTGTGGAAAGGGTGTTTCTATTGGTGCCACAAACATAATAGATAATATCCGTTCTTTTGCGTCCGGTGCTAAACTGGTAGAAGGTGAAAAGGTTCATCCCACGCAAAAACCGGTGGCGTTGATCCGTAAACTGATTGAAGACAGTACAAAGCCGGGCGATTTGATCCTGGACACTTTCGGCGGTTCCGGTACTACGGCCGTGGCATCCATTGAAAGCGGCCGGAACTTTGTTTTAATGGAACAGGACGAAATTTATTATTTCACGGCACAGAAACGAATAAAAGATGCGTATGAACGATTTAACGGTGGTAGATAGTATTTACCTGGATGCGCAGCAAAAAGAGGATGTACGGCGTTTGTCTTCTTTAGGGTATTCTTCGAAAGACATAGCCGTTTCCCTGGGGCTTTCTCCGGAAGATGTCGGGCTTTTTGTCCGGGATGCGGAAACGGTGGGAACTTCTGTTAACTTTCTGATCCGGGAAGGGATTCTCGTAGCACGTGCCGCCCCTGAAATAAAACTCCATGAAGCGGCGGAAGGTGGAAACGTGGAAGCTATAAAACAGCTGGAGGCCGTACGGAAAAGACATACTTTTGAACGTTTAATCGAACAAATGGATGACGACGAATTTAATTAAGCCCTCACGAATAGACTTTGACAAGGTGGATATCAACCAGATTCAAAGGATTCTTTCTACCGGTACGCTGGAAGCACTCGCGCCCGATGAAAGGGAATATTACAGCCTTATGGAAATGGTACGGGGCCTTCGTGCCCGTATGCGTATAAATGGCAAGTTGGTGACAAAGGCCGGTATCATCCGCCTTTTAAAGTCGGAGCCTTACGGCCTTTCGGACTGGATGGCCCGCCAGGTGTACGCCGACAGTCTCAATTTCTTTTATACACAGGATAACGTACGTCCGCAGGCTTTCGCCAACCTGTATGCGGAAAAGGCCGAAAATTGGGCGAATACCGTCTTTCTTATGGGTAATGTAAAGGAGGCTAAGAACCTTCTGAAACTGGCGGCGGAACTTCGCGGATGTTATAAGGACCAACAGACCGAAATACCGGAGGAACTGCTTTCACAGAAAAGCACGGTTATTTATACTACCAGCCGTAAGGATCTGGGTGTTCCTGAAATCGACCGTAAGGAATTGGAAGAGTTTATCGACGCGATACCGGAAATTCCTGTTATTGTACGTGATAATATAAAAGAGGATGCGCGTATTAAAGCTTTTGATCTGAAAAAACGTATGTTGTATGATATCAAAGAGTTCGGGGAAGATAACGAAGGTGAGTAACGCCGATGATGTAGAAATAAAATACGGTCATATAATCCAGGTTCTGACGGACTGGATCGATACTACTATCCTTGTATCTATTGACGGCCGCGGTATGGCTAAATCTACCGTTATACAAGCCAGGCGTTCCGCCCGGTGTGTGGAAGAAATGCCCGGCGGTGCGTTCGCTTTTGTTGCCAATACCTACAGTAACCTGGAAGATAATATAATGCCGGCCGTACAGAAGGGCTGGCAACTTATGGGCCTGATCGAAGGGGTACACTATGTAAAAGATACCCGCCCGCCTGAATCCTGGCGGCGTAAATGTTCGGTTATCGTAGATGATTACAAGCATGTTTATAGCTTCTGGAACGGATGTGTTATTTTCATGGGATCACTGGATAACCCTTCATTGCTTGCCGGAAAGTCTGTAATACATCTGTTTTATGATGAAGCGAAGTACGATAAGGAAATGAAAGTAAACCGCGCTATGCCTATTCTTCGCGGTGATGCGATCACTTACGGACATTCCCATTTGTTCCTGGGAATAACCATTACTACCGATATGCCGGATATCGACGAAAACGAGTACGACTGGTTTTTCCGGTATGTCAAGCAAATGGACCCGGAACGGATCATTAAAATAGTGCAGGCGGCAAGTGTACGTAATGACTTGATAATTTCCCTTTTACGGGAACAAAGAAAGAACAGGCCTTCCCCCTTGAAACTGAAACGTTTGAAGCGGGATATTGAATATTACGATCGGGCTTTGTTGAAGTTGAGAAAAGGGCAGACGTTCTTTCTTAACGCTTCTTCATTCGCTAATGTTGAGATACTTACGATAGAGTATTTAAAGCGGTTGTATAATGGTACGCTGGAGCTTCACGAATTTAAAAAGTCGGTGGTGGGTATGCGTCCCGGTCTTCGCAGGGATTTACGTTTCTATGTGTTGTTTGGTGAAGGACATAAGTATTATAACGGTACCATGTCTGGAGAAGCCGCTTACAGCTCGCGGGAACTCCGGTACCTGCACCATGATAAAGCGATTGAAGGCGGTATGGACTTCGGTAATATGCTTTCTTTGGTGATCGGTCAGCCGGACGGTGCTTATTACCGGGTACATAAGAACTTTTTTGAGATACCGCCGGGCTGGTTCCGGGAGATCGCCGACCAGTTCCTTTCTTTTTTCCAGAACCACGAATACAAAGAACTGGATTTGTACTATGACCGTGCAGGTAATAACTTTGAAAAACAGAAGGAGGATTACGCGGGTAAGATCAAAGACGCCATAGAAAAAGACGGCAGCGGAAACCGTACCGGCTGGATCGTAAACCTAAAGAGCCGCAAACAGGCAGTTATCCGGCAGGATGCGGAATACGACTTCATGCAGGAGATTATGGGCGGTACCAACAAGAACCTGCCTATCCTGTTGGTTGATGCGGTGAACTGTAAAGAAATGGTTAGTTCTGTAGAAAAGGCAAAGGCTGAAATCAAATACCGGGGTAATTCTAAAGTAGTGTTCAAAGTGAAGAAGTCCGAAAAGCTGGCACCAAAAAAACTACCGATGTTATCCACCAATTTCTCCGACGCTTTCAAATACTTACTGATGCGCCCCGGCTGGATAGCTTTAGTACGAGGCAAGCGGACGCTGCAGGCCGACTCGTTTGTGGATCAATGGATAGAGAACAGGCATAAAAGGTAATTGCCTTGTAACGCTGGAAAATTGGTTTTCCGGCGTTTTTTGTGTTACCAGGTTACGGGTACCCCTCCGGGAGAGGTCATATTTCACCTTTTAGGGGGAGGGCAACTGCTTTCCGACTTCTGAGCGGCTCGGTCTTCGGAAGGTGTCATTTTTTTAGTTTTTGAATTTTTTTTCGGCTTTTGACTGTTTTTCAGTCGTTTATCTGCATTTAGACCAAAATTTTACGCGAAAAAGTGCGTTTTTTATGTGTTTTTGTTTCATTTTTTGCCCATTTTTGGGTGAATTACCGTGTATTTTGGGGCGGTTGCCTTTCATTTTTGATTGATTTTGGGGTAATATTTTTTATAAATGTATATATTTAAGTACTTTTGCAATCGTCAAAATTACACTGCATATATACCGTCAGGACTTACGGGGTGGTACAAACTAAAGTACACACTAATTTTAAGTTACTGATATGAAAAGATTTTTTTTAGTTATTGTATTGGCCATACTAACAATGGCAGCCATTGCACAAGAACCGTATAAGGCTTATTGTGAAATCGTGGGTACTGGAAATATAACCGGTACAAAAGTAAAAATAGAAGTAGATTTCGGCCAGAAGGCAAAATGGGCAACACCAAATGCTCGTTTTTTAGTAGATGAAAACGGTGAAAAGATGAATTTTAATTCAATGATAGACGCCGTTAACTATTTGGCTAAATTGGGTTGGGAACTAATACTGGCTTATCCGGTTACACCTACACAAGGAATGAGCAAAGACCCTGTTTATCACTATATTCTTTGTAAAAAGGTAACTTCTGATGAACAGATAAAAGAGGGAATTAATTTAAAAGACAAATAGAATATTAATTATAGTGTGTAACGCTCACCCTTAATCAGGTGGGCGTTTTTTGTTACGAAGTAACGAATCGTAGAGTCGAGAAACTTTCTTTCCTAATAAACTTTTATTAACGTTTTTTTTTTTTTTGTTCAGAATTTAATGCCGACATTTGCCCCTGTCAAAGTTAACACCGCTGGTGCGGTCCGGTGAGTCTCGGTTATTGGCTCGAATAAATAACGGGCTTTTTTTATGCCCGATAAGTGCTTGTTTAATACAAGGCGGTTGCCTTTCCCTAAACTTATAACCCGATCTTCGGACGGTTTGCGGTGTTAATTTTGACGAATTAGGGGAAATGGTAACCGCCTTTCCCATGTAAAATAGTCAAAATTAACACCGTTATGAAAAATGAATTTCAATCCGGTACAAGCTATGTACCTTCGTTCCGTACTGGTAGCACGGACGTAAACACAATCCAACATCGTTATTTTCAGGAACCGAAACATGAATGTACTGTTTGTTCAACTTCTGGGGCTTATTACTTATCTGCTATCGCTTGTTTCTGTCTTACTTTTATCTATCCACCGGCTGTCATTGGTGCAGTTATATGTGTGTGTCGTGCCAAGAAAGCGAGGAAAGGAGGCCGAAAATGATATCTTATTTTATAGAGCTTAACGAATATAAGCCACAGAACCGAAAATGTGCTGAAATGGCAGAGTTTGCAAACCAGTTTGGTAATACGCTTTGCCCTGATAAAATTTCCTTTGATGCTTTTAAAACTGAACTGGAAGCAAAGGTAAAGGAGCTGAACGAGAAATACCCTAAAACAATGCCGCTGAAAATATCTTCCGGTAGCGGGTTTATTCATATAGATCAGGACACTAAAACACATAATAACGGCTGTGACAAGCCTGTAGCCTATTTTTTCATTTACCGGGTTAAAAGAATATATAGGTTTTCAGAGCGTCCCCAGATAGAAAAGAAAGGAGGTGCCGAATGATATATACTGAATATCAGCAAGTGTTACTTACTCAATTACAAAACAATGATAAAAGGATTGAGGAAATAAAGAAGGAAAAGGAAGAAATACAGGAAATGTTTCTACAAGAAAGTAAATTTAAACCGGGTGATCTGATACAGATTGATTATAAAATAAGCAATGCTACTTTTAAAGTTCGTGGCTGGATTTTCCGGATTACATTCTGGAGGAATCGCCCGTATTATCACCTGAATTTACCCAAGAAAGACGGTTCCCGCGGATTAAGGGTTAAAAGTGTATGCGACGGGGTACTGGAAAGTATAACAAGTATTTCACATATTAAATTAGAAGACTTAAAAGGAGGTGCCAAATGAATACAAATAATCCTGATATCCTATTTTTCGTTAGACGTGAATACGGCACGCCTTCCATTGAATTAAGAGCCTATAAGGTGGAGAAGGTTAACAATGAGTTTGCTTTCCTTGAACTTGAACGTTTGCGGTTGGTTGTTTTCTCCGGTGATTTTCAGTCTGTATCACTTCATCACGAGTACGGTAAAAACAACTGTCTGTATAATAGTGCCAATAATATACCGGATTTGATGAAAGACATGAAGAGGTGGCAGTTATCGCCCATTGACAGACGTAATTACGAACGGTTTAGGAAAGTCGCCCTCGGGATATACCGGCAGGCCGGAATAATTGATTTCACTACCTTAGAGACTACACCGATTAAAAACGTTTAATGAAAGATTTGTTATGAAAGATATAGAAGTAAACGGCGCACATATAACAGATGAAAGTGCCGAGATTTTGACACAGTGGCAAACTAAGACGGAACCGGTTTCCGCTTGTTACATCGAAGTTATTGAGGACCTAATCGATTTCCTAATAGAGAAAGGAGATGAAAGTACACCAACAAATGAGGTGTTAAGAAGGATTCAATTATTACGTATGATGAAAAAAGACATCGAAAAGTTGTCTAATCCTTAATATTAACAATTTAGCATACCGGCTGAAAAGGCAGCCGTTGGGTTTAAGTCCCAGGTTAGGGTTTGTTTGTGCCGGGGTGGTTCCCGGCACTCTTTTTTATGTCCTTTTCGTCCGTTTCCGTTCTTCCCACCTTTGCAGTAACCAATGATTCAAATTATGAAAATAGGAACGGACAAATGGAAGCATTTCGGAATTAATTACGCTATATGTGCCCTGTTGGGTGATTATGGTGTTCCCTTTGCCCTGGGTGCTTCACTGGGTAAGGAATACGGGGATGAAATGTCCCCCTGTAATAAATGGGACTGGAAGGATATTCTGGCAGACCTGGCCGGGATCGTGGCGGGTTATTTGACGCATGTATGTATCGTCCGGACTATAATGTAACATTTTCAACTCTACTAATATGACGGAAACGATAATTACAGCGATTATTACAGCTCTTTGCACGGGTGGCCTGACTTGGTTATTCACTCTCCGGTATACCCGTAAACAGGCGGAAGCTGACGCCATGAAGTCAGTACAGGAGGTTTACCAGGAACTGATTGAGGATATGAAGAATGACCGTAAGGAATTGAAACAGCGGATCGACGATGTAGAGAGCCAGTACCGGGAACTCCAGCAGAAATGTAACGAAATGGAAAAGGATATCAGGCAGAACGCCCGAGTAATGGATATCATGAAACCGTTTCTTTGCGGGGTGAAAAATTGCCTGAACCGTAAATCTATCACTTTCGACACTAATAACTAAAATCAATTATGAGACATGGAATCGTACACCTACTTATTCTTATTTGTTTTGCAGCTTGTTTTTACGGTTGTCGTTCTCCTCGCTCTGTTACACGAAAAACGGTTACAGAAGCAACTGGAGAAGAAAAACAAACAACTACTGACGGAGTTATTGAACTTGCGCGGAGAGATTCGAGCCATGAGGAGCACGTACTTGACGTTTACCGGGAAGATAGTACGCATATCCGTATCGACTACGACAGCCTCGGAAGAATTAAAGAAATTGATTTCAGTAACCGAAAAACTGAAAAAAGAACTGGAAAGAATCAAAGCAGTTCCCTCCGGGATCATAAGGAAACTACCAGTCAAACGGAAACAGCCGTTACCCGTAAATCCGACGTTAAGCAACAAAGCCAGGAAAAAGAAAAGACTACAAACGGGTGTAGCCTATGGACGTTCCTAAAATTCATGTTTTTCTTTCTATCCTTCTGCTTGGTACATGATAACTGGGCCAGTATTAAAAACTTTATCCGCCGGCTATGGAAAAAATAAACCTTTATGTAGCGGTAGAACAGATGAAGCGGATTACCATTTCCGGGGGTACCTTTTCTATCAAGTTCCGGAAATGGAACCGTCAGACGCGGGACGGCGGCGACATGGTGATACTTACTGCCGCCCGTTTGAGGAAAAAGGCGACGGATGAAAGCATCGAAAATTCAAGCTATAAACTATTCCTGACGGACACCACAACGGGCCGGCCGCTGAATTGCTGGGAATGTCTGGTAATGGAGTTCAACGGGAAAAGAATAACGATTTAAGATTATGGAAATAAGACGAAGTGGCAACTTTGGAATTATAGATACCGGCACCGACAAGGGTTTGATCTCCTTTTCTATCGGTGGCCGCGGTAAAGGTTGGGAACCTTCCAGCATCCAGTTAAACCGGCGGGGGGCTTTCTTTTCGCGGAAGATCAGCGTAAACGGTACTTTTATCGTTCCCATGGGTGATAATAACGACATGCCGGGCGAGGTCATGCGTTTACTGGATAAATTCTACGCCGGTGAAGGTATTATGGGTAAAATAGCCGGTTTACAGTGGGGAGAAGGCCCGCGGCTGTATGAGGATGCAATCGACGAAGACAATAACCGTTTTTACCGGCGTTGGAAACTCGATCCGGAAATAACTACCGACCTGGAGTCGTGGGATTACACGACGGTTCTTCATCGCTCACTCGTAGACTTAACACACATGCAGGGCTTTTTTATAAAGTTTGTCCGGAACCGTGCGCCGCGTGTGGGCAATCCCGGGCGTTTGGTACGGCTGGAACATATTCCCTATCAGAAGGCCCGCCTGGTATATCCCCCCGACGGCGAGGATGAACCGCAGGAAGTACTTGTGGGCGACTTTCCTTATCCTGATCCGGCTTATACTTACCGTTACCCGGTCTTTGATCCGGCCCACCCGTTCAAATATCCGGTTTCTGTGAAATACTATAATATCTATTCCTTTTGCAAGGATTTCATGAGTACGCCGCGTTTTCTGGGTGCGCTTGACTGGCTGGAGCTTGCCGGCGGTCTGGCCGCTATCCTAATCGCTTATAACGAAAACGCTTCGGCTATTTCCCTACATATCGAATCGCCGCAGTCTTACTGGGACCGCGCGGAAGCACGTATAAAACAAGTTTGCGAACGTACGGGCGAAAAATACACGGCCCAAATGCTGGAAGATTTTAAGGACGAAGCTATGGAGAAATTCGCCTCCAACATTACCGGAAGGCAGAACGCCGGGAAATACATGCACACGACTAAATTCTGGAATCCGGAAGCGAATAACTTTGAGGGCTGGACGGTGGAGCCGCTGGATAAGAAGATAAAGGATTATGTGGACGCCCAAATTAAGATATCAAATAAGGCGGACGCTGCCGCTACTTCCGGCTTCGGTCTTGATCCGGTACTTTCAAATCTGATTATAGAAAACAAGCTCTCTTCTGGATCGGAGAAATTATATAGTCTGAAAGTGTATAACGCTTCCGAAACGGCTATTCCGGACATGATCCTTTGTAAACCGTTACAGCAGTATATTAATGCCAATTTTCCGGGTACCACTACGAAAGTAGGGCTTTATCGTACCATAGTAGAAGCGGAACAGAACGTTTCACCCTCTAACCGTATGAAAGAAAATGCGTAGTCTGTTTTTCACACCAAAACCGGAAGATGTGCCGGAAGAACCGGTAAACGACCGGCAACCGGAAGAGAACCGGGCCAATGATAGCCCGGACAAGCATATAAAGGCCCGCCGGACGAAAAACGTTCATTTTGACCGGCGAGTAAAATCGGAGCTGCACCTGGAAGAGTGTTTGCCCTGGCATTTTGAGAAAGGGGCAGCTTATCACTGTATCAGTCATGGGGACGTTGACAGCCTTACTTATCTTCGTGTGATCGTGAAGCAACAACCGGTAGAATATGTTCTAATTTCTACCTGGTGTATGGCAATTACCGATGTTAAGGAGGTGGAGAAATGGCTGGAGAGAAAAGACATAGGGCACGCAGATTTTTATGTAGGTGAAATCTTTCAAGGTTCCTATGCGGA